TATATCGCCTTGTACGCCGGTACATATGGCAGGGCTACCCTGATTACAAGTTGATCGAAATCAAAGGCAGTTTTGCCATTTGTAAGCGAACAGATGGATTTTTATAAGGAGGGCAAACCAAATGTTTACAACAGGAAATACAACAGTAGATGCGATTGGACAGATGCATTTAGAAGGGAATGTCATCCCACATACTTGGTATGAAAACATCCGATTAAGCACAGGTAAGCCTGATTTAATTGCTATCACATTGCTCAGTGAAATTGTTTATTGGTATCGCCCTACACATGTGAAAGAAGAGGCATCAGGGCGTTTACTGGGCATAAAAAAGAAGTTTAAAGCAGATGCGCTACAACGTTCTTACGATAGTTTTGTCGAGCAATTTGGCTTTAGTAAAAAGCAAGTAAGAGAAGCCATGGATCGTTTGGAGCAACTTGGTTTAATTAGTCGTGATTTTCGGACAATCACATCCAATGGAACAAATTTATCTAATGTATTATTTATCGATTTAAACATAGGACTTTTAGAGGGTATTACCTTTTTAGGTAATAGGGTGTTACCCAAAAAGGTAACAGGGTATTGCCCAAATGGGAAAGAGGGTGTTACCGATATGGGCAATAGGGTATTACCCAAACGGGAAACACCTATTGCCCCTGAGGGTAATACGTATACAGAGATTACTACAGAGATTACAAATACAGAGATTACTAAAAAGAATACTAGTCGCAAACGAGTTTACGACGAATCTTCTGTTGAATATCAATTAGCAAATAGGCTTTATGAAAAAATTCTTGCTAACGATGCCAATTTTAAAAAGCCAAATTTGAATAGCTGGGCTGATCATATTCGTCTCATGATGGAACGAGATCAACGGACTGCTCAACAAATTGAATACTTGATTGACTGGTCACAAAACAACAGCTTCTGGCAATCAAATATTCTTTCAACCAAAAAACTACGTGAAAAAGCAACCACATTAATCCTTCAAATCAAAGGGGAAAGGGAGAAAGCTAACGGAAGTATTCTTCCACAATATCAACGGGGGCGGAGAGAGATTGTTCCACAATGGTTTAAAGAGCGGCAACTTGAAAAACCACAAAATGGAGAAATGATCGAATCATCAATACTTATTACGGATGTAGAGGCGGAGCTGTCGGAAGAACAGAAAGCTTACTTTGAAGCAGAACGACAAAAAATCTTAGCAACGTTAGGGAAGGTGGAAGAAAAATTTGAGCAGACATGAAGAACATATGAAAATGCGTGAACATTTCGCCAAGGTTGCTCAGGCTAAAGGTACTTTTACTAATGGCACTGACCAAGCACTGGTACGGGCAGTGACACATGATGAAGTAGCGAAGCGTATTAACCAGCTTGTCAGTGAGTATCAGTTCCCGCTTCCAGTCCTACAAGACGTACAGAAGCGGTTAAGTGACAGCAACTGTACCCATTATGCAATGCAACAACTTAGATATTTAGAAAACAATGTGCATGCTGGCATCGCCAAAAAAAGGGAGGATTAAAACAAATGATTAATCGTGTCGTATTAGTTGGCCGTCTTACAAAAGATCCTGAGTTACGTTACACACCGAACGGTATTGCATCTTGCCGCTTCACAGTAGCCATTAACCGTACATTTGCCAATCAAAATGGTGAGCGTGATGCAGATTTTATTAACTGCCAAGCTTGGCGTAAAGCAGCTGAAAATCTAGCAAACTATCAGCGCAAAGGGACACTGATTGGTTTAGAAGGTCGTATTCAAACGCATAGTTACGAGGATCAGAATGGACAAAGGGTTTATACCACAACGGTTGTAGCGGACAGTATCCAATTTTTAGAGTCACGTAGTCAAGCTAGTGGTCAACAGCAGCCTAATTCATATTCATCACAACAGCAACAGCCTCAATATGGCGGACAAGCTTATGGCAACAACCAGCCAAATTATGCCGGCGGGCAATCACAGCAACAATTCGGTGGTCCTATGCCAGGGCAAGGTGTTTATCAGCAAAATCAGCCGCCTATGAATCAATCTAGCTATACAAGAGTAGATGAGGACCCATTTGCGAATAGTCGAGGACCGATAGAAGTGTCTGACGATGATCTGCCATTTTAGGAGGCTGATAGGATGAGTCGTTGTAAAAGATGCAACAGACCCTTAAAAAATGGGGAATCCATTGTACGACAGTATGGGATTACTTGTTGGAAGCGGCACTTGGATGAACTAGAGCAAGAATTTTTGAAAAATCAGCTCACTATCTATGACGTGTTAGAAGCGGAAAATCAAGAAGAAATGAGGACACAGGATGTTTCATAATCAATCTACTAAGCAGCGTGCGAAATCAGTAACACATGCTAACCGTGGCAAGTATTTAGAACGTGTCATTGATATGGCCAACACAAGATATCGTAATGCGGGATTAGCTGATATTCGTAAAATTCCAACGCCTGTACAAATTACAAAAGATAAAGGCTCCCAAGTAGAAGGACGGAAGGAAAAACCTGAATGGGTGGACTATGCAGGTGTCTGTAATGGACGAGCAGTGGTATTTGATGCAAAGGAAACGAAGGGCAAAAGTTTTCCGCTCCAAAACTTACATGATCATCAATACGAACTGCTCCGCTCCTGGTACGAAAAAGGCGCTATCACCTTTCTGCTTGTGTATTTCAGCGAGTTGGATAATTATTATCGCTTACCATTTCCACCGCTCCAAGCAGCTTGGCAGACAGCTAAAAATGGTGGGCGCAAATCGATTCCACTTGAAATATTTGTGGAACATGCAAGCGAAGTTGTATCGATGGACGGCTATACTTTGCACTACTTGTTGCCATTTATCGAAAGCAGGTGGTGAGGATGTTACAGGGAAAATGTGTTGATACGGGCGGCTCTACTAATCTTACAAAAGGTGAAGTGTACTATCTTATCCCACACGGCGGTCAAGCATATTGTGCTAGCCGCTTCCCTCGAGCTGGATCTCACTTTGGAGCCTATCAAAAGAATCACTTTGAGCTAGTGGATGTTGCTATTGATGTGCCAGCTCAAGTACTTAATAAATATTTGGCCCGTGTAGTGAAGCCACCATCGCATTTTTATCTGATCGATGAGGAATACATCATTACGGAGCCAAGAGCAGATGGTTACTACAGTGTGTTTTTTAAGCATCGTCCAGATGGTCCTCCAATTGGCGCATATAAACGTACGGAATGTTTTGAACGTATTGTGCTTTTTGAAGAATCAGCAACAGACATAGCTAGTGTATTAGAAGCGGCTACGGTGAACGAAAAGCTGGAAAAGGTGCAAGAAAAGGTAGAAATGGTGAACGATATGCCTGAAATAGTGAATGTACCTGTAAAAAATCAAAAGTATGAGCAGTTGAGTTTATTTTAGGAGGGATAGAAATGAATGAGCAGTTAAGCTTCCGTGATGAATTACGAAAGCAAGAAATAGAACGCCCATGGTTTTTACAAGCAAGTTCTGCACCGGTTGTCCGATTTGAAGGAAATCGATCAGAGCGAAATTTACCAAAAGGATCATTGTGTTTTGTTAATGGTTGTAAATCAGGAGATTTTGATACCCATGTTTGGACCCGAAGTAAAAGTTCATTTGTCGATTACTTAGATTTAGTACCCATGAAAGTAGTTGACTTTACAGAGGAAGAATTGACACGAAAATATCCAAAAATGTGGGAGCATGTACGAATTATTTCAAATGCAACACTACAAGTTGTAGACGAAGGATTACTTTCTGTCATTGGACCACAATGGTGTGAATTAACAGAGAAACTTTCAAAAGGTGGATATACCCAAAATCGGAGAGTGGATATGCTAACTAGTCATTTCGAAGGTTACAAACCAGCACGTCTATTGGTCTACAAAGACGAATTAGAGGAGAACACAAATGAAAGCAATCACAATTAAACAACCTTGGGCTACTCTTATTGCTTTGGGTGAGAAGCGGTTTGAGACACGCAGCTGGCAGACGAAATACCGAGGTCCCATTGCTATTCATGCTGGTAAAACAATGGATAAGGAATATTGCGAATATCCGCCAATTAAGAGAGCGCTTCAAAGACATGGAATTGAAAAAGAAGATTTACCACTTGGAGTTGTCATTGCTACCACTGAATTAGTTGAATGTCATTTGATACCGAACGAGTTAAGCGTTGCTGGCATTGAATTCGGAAAAAAATTAGAGGGTGACGAACTGTACTATGGTGATTTTATGGATGGTCGGTATGCATGGGAGCTGAATACAGTGAAAGTTTTACTTGAGCCAGTGCCAGCTAAAGGACAATTGAGCTTGTGGAATTGGGATAATGGGAGCAAGTGAAAGATTTTGTACAGGAGGGTTGCATTTTATGTGTGAAAAAATTTGCTGGACTTGTGGTCATTATGCTTTTGGTTGCTTTGTAACAGGCGAATACAATAAAACAGTTCAGGTAGATGGCTCATGTAATAAATGGTGTCCAGAAGGAACGCAGGGCACTGTGACAGACTATGGTTACGATGATGGAAAAAACGAAGAGTGGTTAAAAGACGATATGTCTAATCTTTAATTGAAAGATTTTGTTCAGAAACGAAGGGAGAAAAACAATGGATAAAAAACAGGAGCTTGTTAATGCAATCATTGAAAATCCAGAACGTAGATTAATTGTTATGTATTCTTCAGAAGGTAATCATGACTACTCATACACAGTTGGAGAAATCGAGAAAGTCGAAGTTACTGAATCAACTACTCACAATGAAGAACGAGTTTATTTTAGTGATGAATACGAGGAGTTGTTAGAAACTATAGAAGAAGATATTTACACAGAACTATATGGCGATAAAACAATAAATGATGAAGAAGTTGCAGAAATAGAACGGTTAGCAAAAGAAGAAATTAAAAAATATACTTGGGAGCCTGTAATAGTGGTTTATGTTGGAAGCTAATCGAAAGAAATTACACAGTAAATAAAAAAAGCCGCAGCGTCATCACAAGTTACAGCTTATATTTTTATATTTATTTTTATTAAAAATTTGTAATACCAGTACAAAAATAGATAAGGGAACAAATACGAGAAAAATGTAAGGTAGACATTCCAACCGTTCTCGTAAACTACTCTTCCGAAATAAAAGAAAATCGTTTCTAAGAAAGTAGTGAACAACGACATTAAAAAGATAATCAAATATGGTCTGTTTAATTTTTTAATGAAGTAGACTAAGTAACATCCCAATACTGGGTATATTCCTAAATCAAAAGGTAATGAAGCTATATGTTTCTGATTAGGAAAAGGTAGTACTTCCCAAAAATTAAAATAAAAACCTAGGGCATTTACTATATAAGCAGAAACACTACAGTATGGAGCAAATAATAAGAGTAACATTTTATCTCTCTTATAGAGGTGCAGTATACCTATAATCCAAGGAATTAGAAAGGCCAAAAGTAGATGTAGGATCATTTTTTTCTTTCCTTTAGTTTTTATTATAAATATGTACTTAATCGCTTTTTATTAAACAGTGTGAGTTTACTGAACAATGTGAACAAAGAAACTAAAAAAGGGTCACATAACTGGTAGTGACCCTAAGTAATTTGGAGGCCGTGACGGTCAACCAACGCCACAGCAAGTGCGTGCGATACACTCGATATTAAAATGTGTAAAATAAGGTTTCTTATACATTTTTGCAAAGAAAAACCCCAGTTTTAAACTGGGGAAACGGTTTGTCAGGTAAAAATATTATTTTTCTGGATAATCTACATGTAACGGCGGTGGAACTAACCAACCTTTATTTTTATTAAGACGAAGTAGTTTAGCACCGATTAGAGCTTTTGCTGCATGGAATTGACCATACATTAAAGCGATATCTTCACGAGTGGAAGTACCCATTGCTTGACTGCATGCAACTAACCCAGCTGCTAGATCAGCACTAAGAGCAGCACTAATTTCTGGATCATTAAATTTAGCACCTGCAGGGATATCTTCCATTCTTGCTACTGGTCTTTCTGGAGAAGCAGGAGGTAAAGCAATTCCATTCGTTTTTAGAATCTTTTCTAATTGCTTTACTTCATCCCTACAAAGTTCAATTATATCTTCAAGAATTTTTTTAAGATCTTCGTCACCAGCGTGATTATAAAACGTTTGATAGCCAGAAATTATACCATAATCTGTGATCAAATTTGTCCAAACGGCAAATACTTCGCCGTAATGTAACGGTTCATCTTTTGGATTTCCACCTAGAATACCCATACTTACACCATCCTTTTCTTATTTTAGCTAAAGCAAGGATAGTATGGTTAAAATTTAAAAAATAATTCATTACTGAACAATATGAACAAATAATGAAATGGGGTTAAATATATGGGAGCAATAATAGGTGGGAACCCAAATTGCGGGAAAACTACAGAGTTAATAAAAAAATCAAGTGAAGAATGGTTGTATATCGTTGTGGCTAATAAGGAACAAGCGTACAACATAGCAAGAATGGCAGAACATATGAATTTAGATATTCCATATCCAATTACTTTTGGTGAGTTACCAATTAAGCCAGGGAGCCGTATAAAAGGTGTGTTAATTGATGAAGTGGAGCAACTTTTGATGAATGTTTTAGGTAGGCCAGTAATAGCAATGTCTACATCTTATAAAATGGTTAAATTGGATTCGCTGATAAACGAATGAACAATATGAGGATTTTGCATAGGAGGAAGAAAATAATGTTTTCTATTACTCGTAAAGATGAAGCGAATTTTCCAAAATTTAAAAACCACCTAGAAGCTAGAGAGTATTTTCAAAAGCGCTATGGTGACAGATATAATTTAGGATACTGGGAATATATAGAAGGTTGGAGGAGAGTCTATTTCGACGATTTGGACGGGCAACCGGTGCAAATTCGTGAAGATGGATTTGTTCATGTAGTTTATTAAAAAAAGCTGTAGTGTCGACACACACTACAGCCCTCAAATTGGTTCCTGCCCTTTTTTAAGTTCAGTCAGATAATTGATTATATCATAGGGGGCAAAACTATGACACAACAGACATCTATCGAACAAATCAACACATCTGAAAACGGTGTATACATCGTACAAGATGGAATAATTACACCGCTAAAACCAAAACCATTTGGGCAAGACACAATCATTTGGCACAATGGTCAAGTACTTGATGTGGAGCGGGCTGAACGTATACGTATTAAAAAAACAAAATAATCGTCCTTACGGAAAAACCGATGGACACTAGTAGTTGTTGGCAATTATGTCAGCTCTATTAGTGTCCTTTTTATTTTTACATAGAATAGAAAGGAAGATGGCCATGTACTTTCCAGATTTAATCGAAGAATATAAACGATCTCTTAAAGAGTTAAAAGTAGCAGGAGGGTGTCTCAGTATGATGAAAGATATGCAGGAAGCTATTAAATGGATGGAAACAGGCTATGATCCAGCAGAGTATAGAGCCGCTACACGTACAGATGTTTATGTTATGGACCATCATTTAATGCAAGACCTAATTACGTATGTCGATAGTGATAATATGACTCCTAGTGTACTTGCTGAGGTCATTGATTATAATTACGACAATTCTGCAGTTAAAGAAATAGAAAGAATGTTTAATGTTAAAGATACAGCTAATCAAGCTTTGGCCGGTTTAACGGAAAATGAACGTACCGCTTTCATTATGATACGAGCCGAGCAAATGACCTTTAGTAAGGCTGCCAAAATACTAGGGGTAAATCGTGGTACCGTGCAAAATTATGTGAAACGTGCGGAATCTAAAATTGCAGACAATATTAGTAAAGAAAAACTTTTTTTATATGCTGTATAAAGTTTGTCGTACAAATGCCTATATAGTAGATAAAGTTTTTTAGGAGATATTTCAGTCACTTTCATTATGAACGTGGCTTTCTTATTTTAAAAGGGGGCTAGTAGATGAAAATAATTAAACTACCAGTAGAGAAAATAAATCCCGCTCCATACAACCCAAGAGAAGAGCTTAAACCAGGTGATCCAGAATACGAAAAGTTAGCAAGGTCAATAAAAGATTTCGGTTATATTGATCCTCTCATCTGGAATGAACGAACTGGTAACCTAGTTGGCGGTCATCAAAGGTTTAATGTGCTTTTAGCAGAAGGCCATACCGAACTTGAAGTATCGGTTGTTGACTTTTCAGAGGAGAAAGAAAAGTTTGCTAATCTTGCTTTGAATAAGGTAAGTGGTAATTGGGATGAGGAAAAGCTTGCTGATCTTTTGTTTGAGCTTGAAGGAAGTGAATTAAATCTTGGAAGCGGCTTTGACCAAAAAGAGATTGAATCACTAATAAAGCAATTCACTGAACAAGATGATGAAACAGTGGATTTTTTCAACCAAGAACTTTCATTAGAATCCTTTGACGAGGAAAAATTTGATTGTAAATGTCCTAAATGTGGTTTCGTATTTGATATGAAGGAGCATCGAAATGAGTGAGTGGAATTGGTCCCTAAATGATTTGAAAAAGGTGGAAAAGAATAACCTCAAAGTGTTTAGCTGCTTTTCATGTGGTGGAGGTTCAACGATGGGTTACAAATTAGCAGGTTTCGATGTAATTGGAAACGTTGAAATAGATCCTGAAATGATGGGAATATACAAGAATAATCACAATCCTAAATACTCGTTTTTGATGGGTGTACAACAGTTTAAACATATCCCTAACAATGAGTTGCCAGAAGAATTATTCAATATTGATATTTTAGACGGATCACCGCCCTGCAGTGTTTTTTCTACAGCAGGCAAAAGAGAAGCTAAATGGGGAGCAGCACACCATTTTAGAGAAGGACAAGCAAAACAACATCTTGATGATCTATTCTTTGATTTTCTTGAGGTAGCAGCAAAATTACAACCTAAAGTTATAATTGCTGAAAATGTAAAAGGCATGATTATTGGACAAGCAAAAGGCTTTGTAACTCTAATTGTAAAAGCCTTTGAGGAAATCGGTTATAAGTTACAAATGTTTTTACTGAACAGTGCAACTATGGGTGTTCCTCAACGCCGTGAGCGAGTATTTTTTATCGCACACCGCAGAGACTTACAGTTACCTAAGCTTGAAATGTCGTTCAATGAAAAGCCGATATTATACAAGGAAATTCGTTCTGGTAGAGGAAAGCCGCTTAATCAAACGACTACAACGTATAAGAGATGGTTGAAAAGGCGTCCCGTTGATAACAACATTGGCGATATTACGAAGCGAACTGAAGGTAAAGATAGTTCCTTTAATACCATTCTAGTTAAAGACAGCAAAGTTCCATATACATTGGCTAGTAATTCACAGATCATCAGATATGATGAGCCTTTTTTTATTAGCAGAATGGATGTTATTCGAATTCAAAGTTTTCCTCATGATTATGATTTTGGGAATGCTGATACTCAATATGTATGTGGAATGAGCGTTCCGCCAGTGATGATGAAGAAAATAGCTGAACAAGTTTATCTTCAATGGTTGAAATAAAAAAGAGAGGTGCGCTAACACCTCCCTAAAAATGGGTGCCGAATATCGGCAGAGATAGCGTTACACCGTGCACGGTTTTTTCTCAATGCGCTATCTCACTTTCATTATATGTGAAAGGTCGGTAGGAGGCAATGAAAAACAGAACAAACGTTCCTTTCGGTGAGGAAGAAAAGTCACTTTTATTACTACAACATGAAATAGAAGTATCAGAAAACATCAATGAATCAAAAGAAAAGTACCGCAAAATTGTTCAAGCAGGTATTGCTCAATGGATTAAGGATTTCAGAAGCGGTCACATCAAAGTGAATACAGTTGATGATTTGAAAAAACTAATCGAGCTCGACATCAACTTGCTGAAGGATGAGGATCTATGAAAACAAACTCAACTCAATAGATGGAGGTGGTGTTAATGCAGGATGGCTGAAAACTATGAATTAGCTTATGAAGATTATAAAAATGGCATGAAGCAAAAGGACATTGCTGCTAAGTATAATGTGTCCATAAATACCGTTAAGAGTTGGCAACAGCGAAAGTGGAAAGAGATGGACAACAATGCTGACGCCGACCAAAAAGTATGCACACCAAATAAAAAAAGTATGCATACCAAATCAGGAGCACCAAAAGGTAATAAAAACGCTGTAGGCAATGCAGGAGGCGCACCACGGGGCAATAGCAATGCTAAAGGTAACAAAGGTGGTTCCGCTCCAACAGGCAATAAAAATGCGGTCACAACAGGCGAATATGAAACTATTATGTGGGACTACCTTGACGATGAAGAAAAAGAAATCTTTGAATCCATCGAAACGGACCCACTTTTTCAAATTGACATGACAATTCGTGAATTATCCATAAGGCAGCGCAGGATGATGAAGCGGATTAAAAAAGTTGAAGATGGACTCTCCGAAACACAAAAAAGAGTCCTACAACAATTAAGGAAAGTTAAAGAGGCCGCTCCTGGAACTGATGGAAAAACAGTCACAGTGATAAAAGAGCGGATGGTAACGGTAGAAATAGATGAAACCAAATTTAGGGCCATAGATGATATTTTAAATATTGAGGAAGCTCTAACAAGGATTACTAATCAACTTGTAAGGGCAATTAAACAAAAGCATGATATTGAAAAGTCTATTCTTGAGCAACAAGTGAAGCTTGAACAGATGCAGTTAAACGTTGAAAAAACCAAAACAGACATTGAACTAACTAAGATAACAATTCGCAAAGAAAACGGTGAGGGCGAAGATGAATACGAGGATGATGGCTTCTTAGAAGCCTTAAAAGGGACGGAAGTGGATTGGGATGAGTAAACGGAAGAAACCCGCTCTATTCAAATTCAAACCGTTTAGCAAGAAGCAACTCAAAGTACTCAAATGGTGGCAATCTGATTCCCCTCACAAGGATAAAGACGGCCTTATTTGTGATGGTTCTGTTCGTGCTGGTAAAACAATCGTTATGTCTCTATCGTTTGTTATGTGGGCAATGGAAACATTTGATGACGAGAATTTAGGCATGGCTGGTAAAACAATTGGTTCATTCCGGCGAAACGTTTTCAAACCATTGAAGCGGATGTTGCAGTCCCGTGGCTATAAAGTAAAAGAATATCGTTCAGAAAATATGTTCACCGTCACTCGAAATGGCAAGGTGAACTATTTTTATATTTTCGGTGGAAGAGATGAGGCATCACAAGATCTTATCCAAGGGATTACTCTCGCTGGAATGTTCTTTGACGAAGTAGCACTGATGCCTCAATCATTTGTTAACCAAGCTACAGCTCGATGTTCTGTTGATGGAGCTAAGTTTTGGTTTAACTGTAACCCCGCTGGACCTTATCATTGGTTTAAATTAGAGTACTTAGACCAGTTAGAAGATAAGAATATGCTCCATCTTCATTTTACGATGGATGATAACCTATCGCTTTCGCAACGCATAAAAGATCGTTATAAGCGAATGTATAAAGGGGTCTTCTATCAACGATTTATTCTTGGTTTATGGGTACTTGCAGAAGGTATCATTTACGATATGTTTGATGAAGCCATGCACAGTGTAAAAACAGAACCACGGAAATACTCTAAATACTATGTAAGTGTCGATTACGGGACACAGAACCCTACAACTTTTGGTTTGTGGGGTTATTTTAATGGTGTATGGTACAAGGTTAAAGAATATCATTATGACGGTCGTAAGAGGAGTAAACAAAAGACGGACCAAGAGTATTATAAGGACTTATTGGACTTCATTGATGGTGTCCAAAATTTCCAAGGTGTTATAGTTGACCCGTCCGCTTCTTCGTTTATCACACTTCTAAAACAGAATGGTATACGTGTGATAAAGGCAAAAAATGATGTATTAGAAGGTATTAGAAACGTTGGTAATGCGCTTATTAATGGTTTAATCAAATATAACGATTGCTGCAAGGAAACTTTCCGAGAGTTTTCATCTTACATTTGGGATGAAAAAGCGGCAGATCGTGGCGAGGATAAGCCAGTAAAACATAATGACCACCAGATGGATAGTGACAGATATTTTGTTAATACAGTTGTGTTCAAAAAAGGCGGTTTATCCGTTCTAAAGTGAGGTGATTAAATGCTAATTGAGGATTTATATAGACCACGTTGGCATGAACAGATGGAGGAGGTGATAAAACGAATGGTAGAAAGCGTTATTAAAAATGAACAAGTGATAATTAATGAGATCAAGGATTGGGAAAACTCATCGAAGCGTAAGCTCATGTTAATTGGAGATATGTATTACAAAAATAAGATGGACATTGAAAAAAAGACGCGTGATGCAGTGTGGAAGTCTAATATAAAGCTGATACATGGCTATGTGAAGAAACTTGTAGATCAAAAGGTTGGGTATACACTAGCAAAAATGCCATCTGTGACTAGTGAGAATACAGAGTATCAGAAAAAGCTAAATGACATATTTGATGCAGGCATGATTAACCGCTTGCGTAAAGTAGGTAAAGAAGCCATAAATAAAGGCGTTGCTTACCTGCATCCGTACTTTAATGAAGATGGTGATCTTAGCTTTATGAGGTTTCCTGCCGAGCAAATCATACCGTTTTATACTGACTCAGAAAATATGGAAATTGAGTCGTTTTTGCGAGTGTTTGAAACTAATCATTATGAAGGTACAACCAAAAAGACGCTGAAAAAGGTAGAACATTATCACAGGGAGGGTATTAGTCACTTCGTATTTGAAGGTTCAACTCTTATTTCTGATATTCCAGCAGGAGGGGAACAAGGTTATCATTTTTTATTAGGTAATCAACCGGCTTTGTGGGAAAAGATACCTCTTATCCATTTCAGGTATAACGAAGAAGAACAACCTTTGGTTGAACAAATTAAGTCATTAGTTGATAACTACAACACTCAAGCATCAACAAATGCCGATGTACTTGCTGATATCCCAAATTTCATTTACAAACTAATTAACTATGGTGGGGCTGATTTAAAAGAATTTATTAATGATCTTAATATTTATCGTGTGGTCAAAACAGA